TGTTATTTTAGCAGCTATTTCAGAAGATTTCTTTCCATCTACGTACTTCCATTTTATTAGCTGCCTTTCCTGAACAGTTAGATAACAGAAAGGCGGCTGAGTGTCTTCTCCTAAGATCCAAAACTCATCTACATTGTCAGAGAAAATTAAATCTGTAACAGCATAGTCTATCTGATCAATGTTAACACCCTGTATCGGAGCAGAGTTTCCATCTTCATCGTTGTAATCACTACCATTATACAGTGGAAAACTCTTTCTTCCTAATTGATCAATCAAGAATGTATCTACATTCTTCTTGAGAAGATAAAAGAAATAGCTGTAAAGGAATGCGCTAAAAGGGATTGGTCCTTTTTCCGAATCCTTTTTTTCATATCTACTAATGCACTGAAAGAATGTCATTTGGACCGTCTGCCTAACGTCCTCATCTGTGCAGTATCTTTTTGTCATATAGTTTATTCCGTCGCATGCATTCGTTTACGTGCTTGTATCCGGCTTGATTCAATTTGTTTTTCATTAAATTAAATCTTATAAAGTTATCCTTCACAAAGAGGGACATGAACCTTCTTATGTCGTAGTCGTTAAAGTTGTACTTTCCATGATATAACATTGTTACATACTTCGTTAAAAAGTTATTAAAAACTTTCAACAACTCTTGTTGTGATTTTTCTGAACCGGTTTTTGCTTTAGCTATCAGCTCTTGCATTTCGTTTTCTTCTAAATTATAATATTGCTCCTTGTAATTTGACATTACTTTCCTTCCCAATATGGAATCTTATCCATGTAAAAATTTCTTATGTCTTCATAGAAGACTACTTGAGGTATTCCTATCTCTTGAGCAAAGTTTTTTGCTGCAGTAGAATACTTGCTACAAATAAAAGTCAGCTTACTAAACTCATCTGGGTAATATCTCTTAAACCTTTTGAGTTTTATTTTACTCTTATCATCTAGATAACCTTTTACTTCCATCCACTCATCAACCTTTGGTAAATAAAAATCTGGGGTGTAACCTTTTGTTCCGCCTTTTTATTGGAAAGGTAAAAACTTTTGGTTCAAATTCAAATTCTATTTTGTATGCGTTATATATCCTAGCTATATTGGCTTCCCAATTAGATCTCATGGAGATACCAAGATCTTCCCTGAGTCCACTCTTGGTGTTCCTATAGGCATTTCCCCTCTGGTTCTTGTTTTCTTCCTTCAAAACTTCCATGTCGATAGCATTGCTAACTAGCTTCTTAAAGTCTGGGTGTGATTTCATTTTTGTCCTGCAAAAAAAATATTGCTCAGGAGTGGAAATCTCTGTTGTCATGATGCTATCCTTATCTCTGTCAAGCGTACAACTATTATACTTTATATTTTAAATAAATACAAACAATAACCACAAAAAGTTGCCAACAGGGCAGAAAGGTGATAGAGTATCTATCATGAACACATTAAACACAATCATCAACAGCATGAGCCAGTCAATCAACGAGTCAGTTATCGAGGACCTTACCGTTCTTGGTTTTGACCACAACGAAGCAGTAAAGATCGTTGTTGAGTCTGACTTTGACCTCATCACATCATCGCAGCTAGACCCTGTAGATCAATTTTAATTAATAATATATAGAAGAAAAACCCCGTACAGAAATGTACGGGGTTTTTTTATATGTCCTTTTTAAACTTCTTTAATCTTATAGCTCCAATACCACAAGCTCCACTTTGTGAGTGGTCACAGAAAGAGCATATACGTTCGTTTGAAGTAGGTAGGAAATTGTCATCTTGCACTATGACGTTTATTCTCTCCACTAGCGTCTTCTTGATCTCTAAGAGGTCTTCTTCAGAATATGTATGGGACTTGAGCCTATTAGTTCTAAGGTAGTGTAGGGAGGCTGTTATCTCCTTCTCAGGGAACATAACGGATGCAGCTAAAGCATAGATTCCCATTTGTAGATTGGTAGAAACATTCTTGAGTGCAACTTCTCTTTTCCCAGTTTTATAGTCAACTATATGTACTGAGTCTCCTATCACATCTATTCTATCTATAAAGCCTATTATAGAGTAGTTCCCTATAACAAAATTAAAACCTATTTCTTTTCCATATACATTGAATATTCTATCCTGGTTTTGGTCATAGAATTCGTCCAACAACAAGTCTCCAACGTCTATTAGATCCTTGGGTATAATGTTGGTTGGATCGTAATAAACTTTATGCTCTTCATATTTGATCTTCATTTCATCTAATGAAAGTGGTGAATCTGAAGAAACTGTATTTTCTAATACAGAATGTATTATGTTTCCAAGTACCGCAGGAGAGTTAAATTGTCTTGGTTCTTTTTTGATGTAAGAGTAAAAGTATTTGCTAGGACACATTTCATATGTGTCGATCCTTGAGTAGCTAAATTCAGAAAGAGTTAGTTTTTGAAAATCATCTAGGTCACTTCTTTTTTTTATTGTTAGATTCACTTTTATCTTTCATCTTCTGGATAAATTACGACATTGCCATGCTGGTCATATTCTATTCCTGTTTCATCTATTGTATGGCCAGTTTTAATGTTCTTAAACAAACCTTCACCAATGGAGACCCAACCGGAGTCACCCATCTCCATAAAATCATCCTCAATGTATGGCCACATCTTGATCTCCTACTTTTACTTGACACTCAGCAAATTTTTCTATATTTAAATAGTAATTCAAAACAAGATGTAAGTCCTCAAGTTCTTTTCTATTTGCAAAAATGCCAGCTACACCGCATTTAATAAAGAACTTATCTTCATACTGATGAATTCCTTCACCATATTCCGATATGCTCACATTGTTTCTTGTAATTTTTCCTGTAGTTTCCATTATTAATCCTCATCTACTATTGTTATAGGATTCCAATTTGGGTCTCCCATTTTTTCTCTCATATCCTTTACGTAAGAGTCCCAGTCTCTTTCGTCCTCAGACTTCTTTTCATAGGTAACCTTACCTTTAAAAGGATTTGTTTTAAACCTAGTCATCAGAAGCTTACCCTGCTTGGTTTTCCATCTTAAATTTCCATTTTTACAGTCGCAAAAATCATCTAAATCAGGGTCTGTTGTACCATCGGGATCGTATCTACCTGAGCATGATCTGCATTTTGTGTATCTGCCTTTGTCTTGACATCTGTTACAAGAGGAGCAGAATACCCAACAAGGATTTTCTGTTGGGTTCTTATAAGTTCCTTTTATGGTCACACAATCTCCTTTAATATCTCTTCTAATTTTTCTTTTTGTTTTATAGAAGTGGTTTTATTAAACTTTAAATTAATAATTTTATTATCTTCTTTACATTGGAGAAATACATAAGATCCTCCATTTGACTCATTAATTATATCATATATTTTATTGATATCTGACTGCTTAAGTCTTCCGTTTACTCTAAGATAAATTGGTTTCCCACCAGCAAAATTTGAAAGATCTAATTTATCACATGAGTTTAAAACTATTTTACTAACTGCATTTTCTTCGTCGCCATCTTTGCTAACCGAACCTATTATTTTAATAACTTCTCCATCATTAAAATACTCGTCTGAATAATTTTTAGACTCTCTTGGGAACACTAGAACCTCTATGTCAGAAGATATATCCTGTATATTAAACTTATACATCTTTGCACCTTTTTTAGTGACAAGTTTTTTAGAATTAGAAATGATTCCAGCTATAGCAACTCTAGAAGATGCAGGCAATTCTGTTATCTCAATTATTTCATGTGAAATATTTTCAGAAAGAAGATCCCAAATTCCATCTACTGGATTCTTAGATATATATAACCCAAGTTCATCTTTTTCCTTTTCAAGAATAGATAGCTCAGTTCTTCTTCCAAAGTCATCGTCAAGAACGCTGTCTATTAGCTCGTCAAAAGCTCCAGCTTTAGTAAGGTGCTCAAGTGTTCCCTTCTTTAATACTGCTGGATTGGTTCTTCTAAAGAAATCATGCATGGAATCATAAGGGTTATCTTCATCTCTATTAGAGAGCACCGCCTCTGACACTGCATACCCTATGCCACTAATTGCAGCTAGACCAAATATGATAGTGTTCTCATCTATTACTCCAAATTCTTCTGTGGATTTATTTATAGAAGGTGGGAGAACTTTTATATTTCTTTTTCTGCAGTCTGCTAAATATAAAGACTGCTTATCCTTGTTACCCACTACGGAACTCATTAAAGCTGCCATGTACTCTACGGTATAATTTGTTTTTAGGTAACCTGTTATGTAGGATATCATAGCGTAGCTAGCAGCGTGGGCTCTGTTGAAACCATATCCACCGAAGTACTCAATATCAGAATATATTTTATTAGCTTTATCTTCTGGCAAAGAAGATGTGCTCATGCACCCTTGAACAAATTTTTTTCTAAACAAAGAGATCTTATCCATTTGTTTTTTACCAATAGCTTTACGCAAATCATCTGCTTCTGCAGAGCTAAAACCAGCTAATTCTCTAGCCACACCAAGAACATCTTCCTGGTATAGCATGATTCCCAACGACGGTCCTAATACTTTTTCTAACTTTTCGTGATCATACTCAACTTTAGATCTATTATGTTTTCTATCTATGAAAAGTTTATCCATTCCAGAACCCATTGGCCCTGGTCTATAAAGAGATATGAGTGCCATGATGTCTTCTATGTTTTGCGGCTGAAGTTGAACCATCAATTCTCTCATGCCAGATGATTCAAGCTGAAACACTCCTATGGCGTTGCCCTTGCCAAG